GCACAAGGTCGCGGCTGCTCGTGGAGACGAACAATCTCGCGCATATATCGCGGCAGCAACAAGCACTTCAGACAATCCGGGTTTAATCCCAACTCGTCAGCTTCGCGAAGTAGTAAATGGTCTTTCAAATAGCGTTCGCGCGTCGATCGACTCAATTTCAACTGGCACACTTCCAGACGCAGGACTTGTTTTTCAAATCCCTCGTGTAACTCAACTGCCAGTAGTAAGTCAAATCGACGAGCTACAAGCAATTACAGCAACAGAACTTCAAACAGACTTCATCGACGTTGACGTCAAGTCTTTCAAGGGTTCTCAAATCATGTCAGTAGAATTGGCAGATCGCTCTGACCCTCTTTTCTACTCAGAACTAATCTCAACTCTTACAGCTCAATACGCAGCTGCTACAAACGCATACAACTCAGCACAGATCATTGCTGGTGCAACAAAGACTGCAACTGGTTATGGCACAGACATCACAGCAGCAGAATTGCTTGCTTGGGTTTCAGCTGGCGCAGTAAGCGTTTACTCAAACACCTTTAAGTTCGCAGACGCAATCGTGGTCTCTCCAGCTATGTGGGGTCGTATCATGAGCTTCAACGTAGACGGACGCCCAATCTACAACGCACTCCAACCACAGAACGCAGCTGGTAACGCACAGCCACGTTCACTTCGCGGATCAGTAAACGGAATCGACCTATGGGTTGATACTGCGCTATCTGGCACAGGCGACAATTCAATGTACGTCATCAACCGCGACGCTTATACTTGGTATGAATCTCCACGTCTGGAACTTCGCACCAATGTAATTTCTGACGGTTCTATTGGAATCCTTATGTACGGTTATGGCGCGACAGCGACCAAAATTGGCGCGGGCGCATATGCGTTCGACAAGGACTAATTAGAAAACTAATCATCGGACGTTTCGCTCCCGAGGCGTCCGAGTCGTACTAGAGAGGATCGCTCATGCCACTATTGACCGCCACAGAACTTCGTGACGTCTTAGGCGTGAGCGATTCTCTTTACAGCGACGCTTATTTAGAACAAATTATTGCCAGCGCAGAGGGCGCGATTCTGCCGTTACTTACTCAATATAAGTCGGCAGTAGTCTCAGCGTTCATCAAAGACGGCGTGATTTTTTATGAAACTCAGCGAGTTAACTATTTCGTTCCGGGACAATCGGTCATCATCGCTGGTTGCGGTGATTTCGACGGCACAGTTACAGTTACAGCTGATCGAGTAAAGCCTTATTTCTTTACTTCGGCTACAAACGACGCCGACGTTGATTTGACCCCGTTTATTCCAGCTGGGACGGCTGTATTAGACGGCGCGACCGTGGACGACGTTTACGCTAACGTTGCTCCAGTTAAATCAGCGTTGCTCGTCGTTTCCGTAGAAGTATTCCAGTCGATCATTGCACCGGGTAACACTTCGGCTTCAGTAGATTTCCAACCAACGCCATTCGTACTTGGTCGTTCACTTCAAAATCGCGTGGTCGGTTTATTAGCACCGTTTCTTGACGTTGAAACGATGGCGGTCTAATGCCAACAAGTATTCAAGCAGACGTTCGCGCACCGCTGGCAACAGCTCTCGCAACAGTCACGGCTTCAGTTTATGAATCAGTACCCGAGGCAGTAATTCCTCCGTGTGCGATCATCATTCCAGATTCACCTTATTTAGAGACTCAATTATTGGGCAGCGCGGTTCGTGTGAAAGTAAATTTCACAGTTTCCGCAGCTGTCGCGTATAACAACAACGCGGGTGCGCTCGATAATCTCGAGAAACTCGCAATCCAGATTCTCGGTGCGATTCCTTCGAATTACACCGTGGGAGACGTTTCACGTCCGTCAATTACGACGCTTGGTGCGTCTAATTTGCTCATCGTGGACATAAACGTCTCGACTTACTATCAACAAGTAAACTAACAAAGGAAAACAAATGGCGACGAATATCATCACCGGGCGCGACATCACCTTCACAATCGACGGTGACAATTTCGACGCTCAAGCAACAAGCGCAACACTTACAATCGAAAGCACAACAAACACTTATCAGACTCTCGATGGTAAGGCTTATTACACCGTAGACACTCAAGGAACTTTCAACGTTGAATTGCTTCAGGATTTCGGCGCGGTCGGTTCACTTTGCGAAGCTCTATGGAACGCAGCTGCAAACGCAGCAAACACAACACTTCCAATTCTTTTCACAGTAAACGGCGTCGCGTACACCTTTACAGTAATGCCAGTATTCCCAGACTTGGGCGGTACAGCACCAGACGCTTTAACTGCGTCACTTAGCTTCATCTGCGCAACAACACCAGCACTAGACTAATAAAAGGAGATCGGGAGCATGAGACTAGCAATCAAGGTAGAAACAGGTAATGGTTCGATAAATGAATATACGGCACAACCGCCAGAGTTCATGAAATGGGAACAAAAGACCGGATTTACGATTCAACAGGCTCAAGAAAAGATCGGTATTGCCGACCTAATGTTTTTAGCGTATCACGCCATGAAACGCGAAGCTGCTGGTAAGCCAGTCAAGCCATTCGAAGTATGGGCGGAAACCGTTACAGATATTACGGTCGGAGATACTGATTCAAACCCAAAAGACATGAACGCGGAAGCCTAAGTCACTTAATAGTTGAACTCTCGATCGCAACGGGAATTCCAATGAGTGAGTGGGTAAACGCGGAGGACGTATTAACAGCTCTGGAGATATTGGAGAAGCGAAATGGCGGAAAGTAACGAGGTTATTCAGTACGACAAAGCTGAACTTCGTGCCATTACTTCGGCGTTTAAAGCGATGGACGATGAAGCCATCGCTCAAGCCAAAGAGCAATCTGGAGCTTTAGCAACTTACCTTCAAGGCAAGATCGTCTCTAAGGCTTACACTCTAAATTCATCAGCCGTCGCCAGTCGAATTGCTGAAGGATCAAAGGTAAGCAAATCCTCAAAGATCGGTGAACTCTCAATCGGTTATGCCAGCCAAAAGTTCAGCGGTGGAGCAACCACGCAACAACTTTGGGGCGGTTCAGAATTTGGCTCTAATAAATACAAGCAATTTCCAATCTGGTCAGGTTCAACTGGTCGCGGCTCGACCGGGTATTTTATTTATCCGACTTTAAGAGCTGAACAGTCCTATTTGATTGCTGAATGGGAAAAGGCGTTCGACCAAATAGTTAAGAGGTTCGACTAATGGCTACAGGATCAAGAACGCTCAAGCTCTCGATATTAGCTGACGTTGATAATCTCAAAAAAGGTTTAACTGACGCTGGAACAGACACAGAGACTTTCGGCGGTAAATTAACCAGTTTTGGTAAAGCTGCAGGAGCTGCGTTTGCTGTAGCTGGTACGGCAGCACTTGCCTATGCTGGAGCGTTGCTGGTCGATGGCGTTAAAGCCGCAGCTGAGGACGAAGCCGCTCAGGTAAAACTAGCGACAGCAATTAAGAACGTTACAGACGCAACAGACGCAACTATTGCTTCGGTCGAGTCATACATTACGCAAACAGCACTTGCGGTCGGCGTTTCAGACGATGAATTACGTCCGTCGTTTGCCCGTTTGGTCAAGAGTACGGGCGACGTTGAAGCAGCGATGAAGCTCCAAAGTGTTGCTTTAGACGCCTCAGTCGGTTCGGGAAAATCACTCGAAACCACTTCGAATTTAATTGCTAAGGCGTTCGATGGTAATACCGCAGCACTAGCCAAATTAGATATCGGCTTAACAGCTGCTGAACTTAAAACTATGTCCTTCGATGAAGCGATCGCGGCAGTTACAGCCACGTATGAAGGATCTGCTAATGCCGCAGCTGAAACTTTCGCTGGAAAGATGGATCGTCTAAAGATCGCTTTCGATGAAGGTAAAGAGACAGTCGGCGCTTTCGTATTAGACGCGGTTACTCCGATGGTTACCTTATTCGTCGATAAAGTAATTCCAACTCTTAGCACTCTGGCCACAGATATAGGTGAGGATCTCCAACCTGTATTCGAAAATATCGGAACGTTTATTAAAGACACTTTAATTCCAGCGTTCACAGCGCTTTGGGAATACGTCGATAAATATATCGTCCCAATTTTCAAGGCGACTTTAACTCCGGTACTTGACGGCATAAAAAAGGTATTTGGTGCGATTGGCGATTTGATTAGCGACAATACTGGCTTCTTTAAGTTGCTCGGTGCTGGTATTACAGCGTTCCTAGTTATCGCTAAACCATTCGCAACTTTCTTGGGTACTACTTTCAAACTGGCTTGGTCAGGCGTTGCGCTGATTATTAGCGGCGTAAGTTCAGCAATTCAAGGCGTCGTCGCTGGTATTAACGGAGCAATTAAAGTCGTTAATTTACTTATCAAGGGCTATAACATCGTAAACAATTTAAAGCCCGGTTCAAAAGATTTGGCAACAATTCCAGAACTGGCAAACGGTGGAACGGTTTCAGCTAATACTCCGTACATCGTGGGCGAACGCGGTGCAGAGTTATTCGTTCCAAATGGATCAGGTCGTATCGTGCCAAATAACCAACTAGGCGGCAGCGGTGGCGGAAATATATTTATCAACGTCAGCGGAGCAATCGACCAGGAGGGTACAGCTCGTCGAATCGTGGACGTGCTAAATAATTCTTATTATCGCGGCACAAACGGCGCAAACGCTTTGGCGTTCTAATGACAGTATTTAATCCGATTTGGAGTGTGACGATAAATGGCGTCGCATATACACAGTACGTTCTAGCTGATCTCGCGATCACTTCTGGGCGTACAAATATCTATCAACAAGCCCAAGCAGGATACGCAAATCTTTCGCTGATAAATCTGGATCAAAGTCCAGTTTTGCTTAATATCAACGACTCAGTAACTATTCAAATCAAAGACTCTACAGATACGTTCGTTCCTATATTTGGCGGCACGATAGTTGATTTCAGTATTGAAGTTACAGCTGCGGGATCTACTGGTATCAACCAGAAAATCGGAATCACAGCACTTGGCGCACTTGCTCGTTTGCCTAAAGCATTAACCGAAGGCGTACTTGCTTCAGATACAGACGGCGATCAAATATGGACGATCCTTCAAGATTTGCTCATTAACAGCTGGTCTGAAGTTCCAGCTGCTTTAACTTGGGATAATTACAATCCGACTGAAACTTGGGCAACTGCTCAAAATGTAGGATTAGGTCAGATCGACAGACCGGGCAATTATGATTTGGATTCCCGTACAGCCAGCCTAACCGACGTGTATTCTTTGGTTTCATTACTGGCAACTTCAGGACTTGGTTATATTTACGAGGACGCTAACGGCTTGATTTCGTATGCAGACAGCACTCATCGTTCAACTTACTTGGCGACTTATGGATACACAGACGTCACGGCTAATCAAGCCCTATATAACGGGCTTAAAATAGAAACCAGAGCTGGAGACGTACGCAACGAGATTTCACTCAAATATAAGACAAACGGTGGATCAGAGGTTACAGACGAGGACGTCGATTCAATCGCGCTCTATGGTCGTCTAGGGCAACAAATAACCACGACTCTAAAGAATCAAACAGACGCTGAGGATCAAGCTGCGTTCTATTTATCGCTACGCGCTACACCTCAAGCAAACCTAACAGCAATCACTTATCAGCTTACAAATCCAGAGCTAGACGACGCAGATCGAGATTCGCTGATTAACGTATTTATGGGCTTACCTTTAAGAATTAGCGATCTACCGTTGAACATGGGATCGACGTTCGCTGGCTTCGTTGAGGGCTGGACATTCAAAGCGGCTTATAACGAGTTAGCCATCACCGTAAATCTTTCACCGCTGGCTTATTCTTTACAAGCTATGAAGTGGGAGCAAGTTCCAATCGCTGAATCGTGGAATACTATAACCGGAACGCTAACGTGGGAAAACGCGCTAGTGGTGGCATAAGGAGAAAACATGACAAACCCAACGAGTAACTTTGGCTGGCAAATGCCAACCCCGACTGATCTGGTTACTGATCTACCAGCTGATTTCGAGGTATTTGGTCAAGCAGTAGATACGACAATGGCTGACCTAAAGGGCGGAACTTCAGGTCAAATTCTTTCAAAAGCCTCAAATACCGACATGGATTTCACATGGATCACTAACGACGTCGGCGATATTACAGCTGTAACCGTTAGCTCACCTTTAACCGGCGGCGGAACATCTGGCAGCGTATCAGTAGGAATTTTGAGCGGTACGACTTCGAATTTGGGAGCTGTTCAACTAAGCGACTCAACTTCAAGCACTTCGACAACTTTAGCCGCAACAGCTAACGCGGTTAAAACGTCTTATGATTTGGCTAATACAGCAAATACAACAGCAACCGCAGCAATTCCTAAATCAACGGTTACCACAGCGGGCGACATAATTTTTAGAAATGGATCAGCTCCAACACGTTTGGGAATTGGTACAGCTGGTCAGGTGCTAACGGTTAACAGCGGCGCTACTGCTCCAGAGTGGGCAGCTGCGGCAAGTGGCAAAGTTAAGCAAGTGGTTTCGGTCAATTACACCACTCCCGCAACGACGACTTCAACTACTTTCGTCGATACAGGGCTAACGCTTAACATTACACCGACTTCGGCAAGCAGCACTATTTTGGCGTTATTTAATAACGGGTGGTCACACGATAACGCAAGCACAAATGCTGGCGTACAGTTTCGTCTTTTAAGAACTGCCACTCAAATATCCATATCGCCAATTTTGGGTTATACAGGCGGAGCACAATTTCAGTCCGGTATGTGGGCTGGAAACGTTGTCGATTCTCCAGCTACAACCTCAACTATCACTTACAAAGCACAATTTAATACTTTTAGTGCTGCCAGCGTTGCTACTGCTCAATATTTTAACTCCACTTCAACACTCACACTTATAGAAATTGGTGCGTAATGGAACTAGTTCACGAACATATTTTTTTGCTATTAAAAACCAAATTTGATATGTCAGAAGTAACAATTATTGGCGACGATGAATCTTTCACAGCGACAGATAATAACGGCGTAACAAAAACTCAAGATGATTTTACAGCCAAAGAGTTATCAGACACTAGAGCGGCAATCTTAAAAAAACGTCAAACAGACGAAAACAATAAGAAAACCGCTAAAGAAGCACTATTAACTAAACTTGGTATTACAGCCGAGGAAGCCGTTTTATTGCTGTCATGACTCTAACAAGCTATAACGGGTGGACGGCTTCAAAGGATCAAGCCGAAATCGGAATTAAGTCCTACGCAATACCGGGCACTAAGTTAAAGATTCGTTGCGCCGAAGCTGTCGCACCGTTAATCGTGGGATTCTGTAAAGAGTTTAACGAGTTAATCGAGCCGCTCGATGGTGGCCAGCTCGACGATTGGGGATACGCGTTTCGTTCAGTTCGCGGAGTGGATACAAAGTTAAGCAATCATTCAAGCGGGACAGCGATCGACCTTAACGCGACTAAACATCCACTCGGAAAAGTCGGAACGTTTCCAGCTGAAAAAATGCCAATGATTCGAGCACTTGCCCGTAAATACGGCTTATTTTGGGGCGGCGATTATCAACAGCGAAAAGACGAGCAGCACTTTGAAATCAATATAAGCCCTAAAAAAGTCCTAGAGCTAATCAAAGCGCTAGGGTTAGGAGAAAAGTAAATGAACGAGTTAAAGGCTATGGCTGCAAGTTATGGACGATCAGCGCTTGCGGGAGCGCTTGCCGTTTATATGAGCGGAGAATCAGATCCTAAGAAATTGGCGTGGGGCTTATGGGCTGGGATCGTGCCGTTACTTATGCGTTACCTGAATCCTAAGGACGTTACGTTCGGCACTAAAAGCTAGTGAACGCTAACGACTGGGCTGCTATGGGCGTGGCAATAGTCACGCTCCTAGTGGCATTTATGACGGGTATCCGATACCTAGTTAAATATTACTTATCGGAACTAAAGCCAAACTCCGGATCGTCGGTTAAAGATCAGGTCAATAGGCTTGAAAGCCGAGTCGATGAAATTTACAGCTTGTTATTAAGCAACTCGACACGCCGTTAATTACGCGTAAGGCTTGTAAATGTCAGAGTTTTAGTTCACCCTATATCTAGGGAGCGAATAAGTCGCCCCCGGAATCGGGAGCTAAAATGTTTACAGTATTGGAATTATTGGCGGTCGTTATCGTCGTCGGTATTGGCTGGTTTCTAGTCGGCTGGTCTATTGGATATAAACAAGGCGTCAAGGACG